AAGAGCAGGTGGAATTACCAGCTTCTTAGGCTTGGCGGCGATGAGAAGACCACGCTCGTCTGTCCAACCAGCGATCTGAATAACGGCGGCTTCCAAAGAAGTCTCGTTAAGATCAGCCGCAACAGTTGGCTCATTCGAGTTGCTACCACCGCTAACCAGTGGGTGATCGGTAGTGCAAAGTGCCTTACCGTCGCCGTAGGTCACACCAGTGTCAAACGCACTATTCAAGATAGTAGCGGCCTTGACCTGCTTGGTGTACGCCATAGCACGTGCGAGAGCCTTCGTATAACGAGCAGACAAAGAGTCATACAAGTTATCTTCGATAGCTTCCTCAGTGATTGAGAAGCCCATCGCGATGGTCTCGTGTGTATAGCGAGCAGTCCACGCTTCCTGAGCATTGTCATACTCAATTGCGGCACCTTCGTTTTTAACAGGTGCGGCTGAGAAGCCTGAGAGCTTGGTCTCTTCCTCAAACGAGCGATCTGAGGTTTCGGTTTCAAAAATTTCGGCGTGCTCTTCACCGTATTTTGCGTACTCCATACCAAACAAAGCGTTCAGTCCGGGAAGGAGTTCCTTTAGTAGCTGGGCGCGTGAAATAGCCATTGCTCAAATCTCCTTATACGCCAGTCGTGTTGTCGTACTGGTGACCTGCGTTCCACTTAACGTAAGCCTCAGTAAAACCACCCGAGCTGTTTTTAGTTTCCCCAACCAACCCGACAATACGGAAAGGAAGGGTGTTAGTTGTAGCACTTGTGTCAGAAATCGCGCAACGAGAGTTGCCTGAAGTCGAATCACCAGTGTTGTCTACACCTGCGACGTTAGCACCGATATCAGTCTGTGCAAGGTCACCGATAGTTGTACCCGAAGATACGACAGCGGCCTTAAACAAAACGTCAGTCGCATCGACAACATATGCTTCGATGTCAGATGCAACAGTGCTAGCGGGGTATGACTGACGGAACACCTTATAACCGAGGTTAGGATCAGTGTAGGTACAGCCAAGGAAAACACCCACAGGTGTCATGGCGGCGTCAAACGTGTCACGTTCGACAGTGCCTCCGGTAACGAGCTTCACAGCATCCCCATAAAAAATAGCTGTTGCATAGCCACTTGCAATATTGAAGTGACGAGTAACACCTACGAAAGGAGAGCCGCTCAACAGTTTTACCGGAACAAGTCCATAAGGACCACTTACAGTAGGATAAGCCATTTTAAGCTCCTATATTAAGTTCCGTTACCAAAAGTGACCTTCGTCTTTCTCTCGTGAAAGAGAGGCATACGAGGGTCGTTCTCTCGCATGAGGTTGTTGTCTACAGATTCCATCTGCGAACGTGTCTGCTGTTTGTAGTAGTCAGTACGTTCTTCGATGAGTTCCACTGGAGCCTTACACAACAACAAACCACCAATTACCACGTTGTCTTTAAATCGATCGTTCTCGATTGTAACCAACGTAATTTCTGGGTGATCTGAAGCCTTTACGGGCTCCCAACCTTCACGCAGTTTGGAAGAAACATTCGTGGCGTCAGTCGTACCTTGCGAACTGACTCTTATCCAGCGAAATTCGTAACCCGGCTCGGGATTGGGTGAGGGTAGTACCTCGGGGCGCATCCAAGTCTTTTTACGGGTCGTTTTTTCACGAGACTTAAGTTCTCGGTCTATACGATTCTCAGCCATTATTGTTTCCTCATATCTAATGCAACCTGTTTGGCGTACTGTTCTGGTGTAAGACCTAAGCGCTTTGCCAACGTTAACTGTGTTTGCGTGAGCCTAATTTTCTTAGGCGCTGTGCTCCGCGTAGCGGGGGCAACCACATTGTTCGACCTAGTTCTCTGTCTTACTTCCGGTTCATCCTCGAAGTTATCGGGGAATACCTCTCGCATACGAGAGTTAATTCTCTCGTAGTAATCGTCAGTTTGAGGGTCAACGCCCTCTTTGACAAGCCTATTATGCAACCCGAGGGCGAAACTTGTCATTTCTTCGTCTTCATTAAACCACGGATTCTCTTTTTGCCAAGTCCGTGTCTTCTCATCAACTTGGATAGGTTGTTGAGCGTATCCCTGCTCAGGACTATCTACAGGTAACGTATACTCAGTTTCAGGTAATTGGAAGTCTTCTAATTTATCAGACTTCAACTTTGCTGTTGTTAACCTATCTTGTGCCGCTAAAACCTTGTCAGAATCACCTGCATCATACGCGCGTTTGTAGGCACGTTTGGCGGCATTAATCTCAGCTTCAGCAGACTTCTTCGCATTCTCAAGCAGAGCGGTCTGACTCTTGCGCTCGCTATCTTTGAGCTTCTTGTTCTCTTCAACAAGGCGGTGAGAGAGGCGTTCTAGCTCTTCACGTTCTCTAAGCGCCTTCTCTTTCTCTCGACGCTCGTCATGATATCCCTTGCTAAAGTGTTGAATACGTCGTCGAACCTTCTCGGAGTAATCCTCCAATTCTTCGTCGGTAACGTCTTCTGGGGGATCTGAAGGTTTGCGGTTGCGGTCTGCTTTCGGTGTGTCATCAACCACCTCAACCTCAAAGTCGTCATCAGAAGAATCCACTTCGCTTGGAACCGGTGCTTCAGATTTCTTACCTCGAACATCAATGGTCTCCGCACTTGAACCTTCTACCTCAATACTTAAGTTTTTTTCTCCCTCACCATCTTCATGAGGGAACCCAAATTCAACTTTCTGAAAAGGCATAATCTATCTCCTATACTGCCATGATCCCACGGGGATCAGGTATTACAGCTTCAACAGAGTCATCGTTCATTAAACGAAACTCTTTACCATTGACCGTGAACCGTGTGCCGGTGTTCATACGAAACATTACGTAGTCGCCTTCCTTGCACCACGGACCTTCAGGGAACCGTTCTTTATCCCCATAAGCACCTTCACCCATGTCTACGACAACACCCATAATCGACAGAATGTACTCCTTTTGCTTGGAGTTAGTGGTCTTAAGGAGGCCACCGTCGTAGAACTCTTCTACTTCAGGTAGCGCAATAAGTAAGCGGTATCCGGCAGGTTTTGGGAGCTGTCGTTCCCAGTCAGCGTCGGAGATTTCTTTCTTTGGAGCATCAGGCAGTTTTAGTGGCTGAGTGTTAGTCATCATCGTCATCCATAAAGTTACGCGAGAGGTCTTCTATGATTAATTTTGCGGACTCCAGACCCCGAATAAGTCCAACAACTTCTCTGTAGTTGGCGTAGTCTTTAGGACTACCTCCGGCTACAAAAGTTTGTGCAGACGAGAGTTGCTCGTCGATTTTGTTTGTAAGCACGTCAAAGACGGTTTTAGCCATTACTCACCTCATTTTGGTTGATCCGACAACTTCGCTAATTCAAGATCGAGTCGGGCGGCGTCTTGTTGCGCGTCCATCTGAAGTTCTTGTTGGTCCAGCTTGAGCTTCTCTGCATCCAACATGGCGTCCATCTGGTCTTTCTGAGCCTTACGCTGAAGTTCAGCTTGCTTGAGCTGTGTATCCTGCTGATCCTTCGCGGCCTTGCGCTGTACTTCTTGCGCTCTAAGTTGCAGTTCAGCTTGCTTTTGTTGCATGACAGGATCTTTCGCCTGCTGTTGCGCCTGCTGTGCGGCGGCTTTCTGCTGGTTAGACTGCATAAGCTGTGCGCCTGCCTCGGCTACAAGGCGTGACAGGTCCACTTCGATCTGCTCTGGTAGCTCTTCTCCGGGTGGTGGGAGTGATGCGCCCAACTTCTCTTCAATGTCTCGGCGGTACTGGAACCCGAGGTGCTCTGCGATGTGCGCCTGTAGAGACGCCATAATGCGCTTTGCCTGTGGGTTCTGTCCGATCATAGCCGCGATCGAAGGATCTTGCATGAAGGACGTGTGCACGGCGATGTGAGCCTGATGGTCTTGGTAGATAAACGCAGTAAGCGGTTTGCCTGTAAGCGCATTCATATTCTCGCTGACCGGATCGGTCGGTTTCGCGTCGTCCTTTGTAGGGACGAGCTTGTCGGCGTTTTTAACGCCTAGCACTTCAATCATCTGACGATGAAGTTGAGGTAAGTCGTAGATCTGTGGTGCGGCCTGTGCCATCTGTAGCACAGCTTGATACTGCACAACTCGTTGCGCCATCGTAGAAGAGTTCGGATCGCTGACAGGGATCACGTCCACCATCGCGTAGTCCATCTGACGTGCGCTCACCTCGCCACGGATCGGCTCGTAGCCGTACTCCTCGGAAGCATACTCCGCCATGATCTCCTTGAGCATCTTGAACTCTTGCTTCATGGCGTAATGGACACGAGCCTGTACTGCCGCCATCGGCTTGAGCGTACGCTCTAAGAGCGCAAGCGTAGTACCCACAGGCGCATTGGCT